AAAACTCGTGGCTGATACTGGTGGCACGATAAAGGCATCCGGAAGTTCTCCGAGCCTGCCGGCGTCTGGGGGTTCCCCGAGTAAAGGTGCACGTGGAGTAGGAAAGACGACAGGAAATGCAATATCTGCTGGTCAAACCGCATATCAGTCAGCGCAGTCTAGTGCGGGTGGTGGTAGTACTAATGTTATCGCTCCCCAATCAACCACTAACAATATAGGTGGTGCAAATGCAATGGTCACTGGTGGCTTAACTCCGGTAGATCCGTTCACGGCAGGTACCTCATAAAAAAAGGGGACCGAAGTCCCCATATCCACTGGCAGTGTCGATTAGTTAGTCCCTTCGTTTACTGCAATTATGATCACTTGAATGATCTTTGCCTTAGTCCAAGACACTCTAGGTTCAAGACCTAAACTTTTCCCAACCTCAATCAACTGATTTTTTGTTAACCCCTGCAACGACTCTTGGTCATATGGGCTTGGTTCTGGAGCACCAGTTGTGGTCTTATCTGGAGAGGTTGATATTGACCTCCATATTAAACCGAATGCGACTAAACACGCAACGATTGTTATTACTGAATACATAGGGTCCATTGATTATTCCTCCGCAGCCATTTGTGCAAAGTAGGATAACGTATCGTCTGTCTCTTCAGCAACCGCAGGTGCGACCGCAGGGGCAGCTGCAACGATAGTTGGTTCATCCTTCGTATTCCAAGGCGGTGCCTCTTCCGCAGTCGCAACAGCCTCGTTGCGAACTGTCGCACCCGCTCCTGTAGCAATACCCAATACCGTCTCTAACTTATTCTTTAGGTCATCATATGACTTGAACCAGTTTGCATCGTGTGCGTTAGGGTAGTTAGGGACGATGAACTCGTTGAGGTCGTACAACGTATTGTAGATCGCTTCGAGTTGTGTCTCATCTGCACCAGCAAGTGGGGCAGGAGATTTGAAGTCGGACTTATCGTAATTACGATATCCGGCAACGTTGCGGATCTTCAGTTCGAAGTCTGCACCACTCCAGAAGTCAAATACATTCACTGGAGACTCGCCTGGGAATTCTGGTTGCATCATATCCATGATCTTGTCAAAGATCTTCTTACCGAACTCGTAGATGAACACCTTACCGTTGTTCGCTGGGTTCGATGGATCGTTGATCACTTGGATGTTTGTGACGTAGTGTAGACGACGCTTCTGACGACGTGCAGTTTCCTTGTCCTCTTCGATACCTGAGTTCCATAGACGTGAGTTCAACTCACCGACTGGGTCATTTTGACCAAGACTTGTGAGCGATCGTTCAATGTACCATTGTCCGGTTGGACCTTTGAACGCGTGATCCCAGTAACGGACCCAAGGAAGGTCTTGACCTTCAGTAGGGGGAAGGAAACGAACTACAGCGTAACCGTTACCCTGTTCATCAACAGTCGGTTTCCACTTTCGGTCGTCTTGATATTTGTTAGTGTTGGTGGTCTGACCCGCCGCTTCTGTCGCAGCGTTGACCAACTTAGAGATGTCCATAGATTTGGACTTGAGATTTGCAAAAGACATAATATGTACCTTGTATAAACTTAAATATAAACTAAAATATGAGATTGCCTCTAGGGCATGTGTATTTATACGTCTAGTGAATTCTGTTTAGGTAGAAAGTTCAGTTGACGTGCCTCATTCTCCAGATGTTCGACGACGGTCGGTGTCAGATATTTTTTGATATCCTCCAGTTCCAAACCATTTTTCTCGCATAGGTGAACAATGCTGTCCATATAGGACATACGGTTCTGGTAGACGAAGGTCTCGATCATCTGAGAAAATGACTTCTTTGTTAGGAAGTTTTCCTCTGGATTCTCGTTACCTTCAACCATTCAGTACCTCAATATTAGTGACGTTGTCTACACGAAACGACCGCCACGCTTGTTTATCGATTGCGAACGCACGGATCACTGTCTTATTGACAGAGTGTTGATCAATATCGGTCGCTTCGGTTGGTGTATTAGATGGCATAAACGAAGACAATAGAGTGCACGGCATTACTCGTGTCTCACCGTTTACCTTCGTGAATGTCACCTCAAGAACATCCGATCGCAGTTGCTCTACGATGTTATCATATGACATAATCGCCTCCTTAGAATCGGTCAAATTCGTCATCTTCGGTGGATTCTTCTTCACCTTCTGCTCCTTGGTGAACGAACTCCAAGAAATCCTCACTTTGATCGAGAACTGCAATTGTGTGTTCGAACGCTTCAAGAGTTTTCAAAACGTTTGCACGTTCAGTGTCTGACTCATCACGTTCTGCGAAAGTCTTACCGAACTCTGTTAAGAGGTCGATATATGCACATCGCATATACTCACGCGTTATTAACTCCACATCGTTCTGTGGAAACTGACCAAGATCGATCAGATTTTCGGGTTGTGTTACTGCCATTAGCTCCATTCCTCTGGTTGGACATTTGCTTCATAAACATCGGAGTAGTGTGTAGCTACATACCGATCAGTGTCAGCCCAAGAAATCTTGGACTTACAATCCTGCTCATCAAGAGCAATTACTTCTCGTGCCAACTGGGTGTTCGCACGGGAAACCTTACTACGCTTCTGAATCTTGAGAGCTGCTCGACGAATCATCGCGTATCGTTCTTCTTTAGAAACCTGCATATTATACCTCATTAAGTGGTGTGTGTCAAGAAATTTTATTGTACTGAAACCGAGCACGGTTCGCAATCATGAAAAGGTACTCTGTATCCATGTGTGGATACTTCTCACGCAGAAAGTCGATTACCTTCGCCCAATCAACAGTCCCCATAAAAGTCTGGGAAATTGCGTGGTCGAGTGCTTCCTGAATGTATTGATCTTCGGTCATTACGAGTGCTCGTTGTTAGGGTAGAGAAGGTCTTGGGTGTAACCTCGCTTCTTCACCTCTTTCTTACGGTCGACGTGGGTGGATGGCCGATTGAATTTCGGCGAGTGTTTCGCTACCGGATTCGACCGCGTTATAGACTTCTTCTTCATAAGAGTATGCCTCAATTTCCCAAGGTTGATCAGCGTACTTGACGTTGATATATTCCTTGTCGTCAAAAATATGTTTGTAGACGATACCATGCGACTCCTCACACCATGTGAGACCTATATGTATAAGTCTGCCTGTGAGAATCTGTACAGCATGAATCATCTCATGTGCAATATGCACTTTGACCTGATCTTCGGTAATCTCGTTATCCAATCGGACAGTGAGGTCGACTCGGTCTTCGGTTCCATCCACCTCAGCTGAGAAATGGGTGATGTCTTCTTCTTTGAAATCGACCTTGATGTATCCACCAAGGCGATTAATTCCTAACGCCTCTGCAACGCGGAACGTGTAGTCCGACAGCGCAAAACTGGGCGAGTTTTCAATGATGACATTTTCTGCGACGTTCATTAGTGGATCGTACCTTGTGCAGACTCTGCGATTTGCGTTTCCAAGACACGAATTTCACTTCGAATAATCTCGTTCTGCTCTTCATAGGACAGTCCCATCGCATCCAGTTCCGCAGAGAATTCTCTCTCGTTGGTAAACCCATCGATAAAAGCATCAATCACGTCTCGGAGATGCTCACCAGCATCTCCCATTTCATACCATTCCATCACTTAGTTCCCATCTCCATCAATCGGTTCTCACGGTAGTAGAACCCAGTAGGGGTTGATAACTTACCGACAAGGGCGAAGTCCTCTGCCTTGAGACGGGGTAAACCACCTTCCTCATCACCAAGGTTGTTGAACTCATTAAGATAGTCGACCGCTTCCTTCAGAGTGTTGAAGGTCTCAGTGTGTCGACGATTAGTTAGTTGGGGTTTAGCTACAAATTCCATTACTTCTCTCCTTTCATTTCGTGACGGTATTCTCTCTTTAACCACCACTTGTACATGTTAAAATAACGTTTTGAATCATAATTGGGTCGAGACCCTTCGAAAGATTCGACCTCATCGCAGTGATCGAACCATTTTTGAGTACACCAGTGACGAAAGTCCATTACGCGTACCAACTGCGGTAGAATTCTTGACCTTCTTCAACAGGACTTGCCATTCGCACATCGTCGATATTGATGTGTTTACCAGTGATTCGCTTCGTGAACTCATTACCGATGAAGGCGTCTTTGACAACTCGAACACGATCACTCATAAAACCTTCAGAACCTTCAATACTCTCAAGACCAATTTCACGCAGAGTGACAGTCGCACCTTTTCGAGCGACAACTTGGTAAGCATCGATGTTGGTTTGCTCCCAACCCCAAGACGCGACGAAGACGTCACCCTCTTTGACAGTCTCAAGAGCGGCAACCTTGGCAGCGGCACGAGCGATCTTACGTTCTTGTTTGTATTGGTCAGCGCGTTCAAGATCAACAAGGAACTGCTCAACGTGTTCAATCATACGAGCGACAGTGCCGTAACGGTAAGCGAACTCAGTCTTGTAACCCAGACGGGCACGTTTAGTAGGACGCTTACAAACCGCAGTGATCTTTGCTTCATCAATGTCTAACTCAAGACCACGTGCTTCATACTTCTCAATCAAATTCAACATAACTAATCTCTCTCTCATCAATTTATGTAGCCATTATACCAAATTAGCAGATATTGTCAAGGGCCTATGGCACTTTTTTTCACTTTTTATTAGATTATTTTGGAATAAAGACATATCACATTACCCAAATATGGTTATAACGATCAGGTAAGTTCTGACAAGTGTATTGGTCTTTCTCTCTGTAGTTGAAAACATCAACACATTCGCCCGTACTATTACTGACTAACACGTCTGGCATATCGATAACGTTGTGGATCGCATTTATCCACACAGCGATACCAACACCAAAGGTTAGACCGAACAGTACAGTTTTAAACTTTTCAAAATTAGATAACATACTCACTCCTCAATTTATGTAGCCATTATACCTGTTTTAGAAAGAAAGTCAACAGTTAGCTGTGACTATTTTTCGGTAATAAGTCACACGGCACATTTTTTACAGCCCTCAACCACGACTCCGGATCCTTCGCTTTCGACGGGGTCACTCTCAGACCCTGCTCCTTGAAGTTCGCCTTCAGGATCGCGGCGGTCTCACGACCAAGGAACCTAGACACCAACTTCAAAAGACACTCACGGAAGGTCACGTGGTGGTGGTTGTGTCCCGCACTGTGTGCAAGTTCGTGTAGGACAATGTACTTGTTGAAGTCGAACGCAGGCGAGATCTCAATCCACGACCCATGCGACTTACCCATGTAGGCGGCACGACCTCCCATATTGCGCGATTGGACGACGCGCACCTTGCCGTGGTAACGAGACACCTTCTCCCACGTCTTGGACGAAGTCACTTGTTTTACAAACTTCTCCACGTCCTTGAAGTCCTTGAGTGGACCGATCAAGTCGGGGTGTTCATTTTCGAGTTTCCACTCGGCGGTGTAGGTCTTGGTCTTCTCGCTGTCACGTTTTGGTAGGATCGTCTTGCGACGGTAGTAGTCGGAATACTTGTGGGCCTGAGAGGTAGTGAGACCCGCGTCTATCGCTCTTCGATATGCTGCCCTCATTTCTTTTTCCTCACCCGTTTCTTCACGGGAGCCTTTTTCTTTGGTGGTTTCCATGTCTTTGTGAGGAACTCCCTGACTGATAATCCACACTCTCGGACGGTCTTATGAAAAGTTTTAATATCTTCCATCCACCAACCGTGTGGGGTTTCTAAATATTGACCATAGTGGTCCATGACCTCGTTAGAGAGGCGAGAACACTCTTCGGTGTCCTTGTCGAATATGTAACGGACCTTCCGGTCGTAATTCAGTTTGACGATCTTAGGCATTAGGACACATCCTTCATGTAGATATCGATTCGGGTAGGATCCATACCAAGGTCAAGCAAGTTCTGTCGAAGAAGTTCGGGATCTCGAACATTCCATTCTATGTGACGTTCATCGTTTTCATCATACCACTCGACACACCAAACATCCATCATGCAATTTCTCCTAGATTATTTCATAGACTTTTTTCATGATGTGATCGCGAGCGGTTGAGAACGGTGCCTCAAACCAGTCAGACGAACCCATCACTGTAGGCGCAATACCATACTTGAGGTATGTGTTCGCAAGTTCAGCGATATCATTGGACTCACACACTGGACGAAATTCGTCGGAGTCATAGAGACGAATCGTTGAACCGTCTTCGGTACAAGAAATATAATCTATCATGCGGCACCTCCAATAAATGCATAACGAGGATTCTTACAAAACATTCCGATCTCATCGAAACCCATCAAACAAAAACCGTCTAAAGGATCGGTATCTGCCTCATACTCGACCAGTTCGAAACCGGCACGGAAATTCTTAACGTCTTTGATGTCTACTGGAATAACTTTCATGGCGACATCGTACTCTTCCTGTGTTAGGAAGGTAGCGTCTTCGTTGGTTTCTGTGTTGTCTGTCCAGTTCTCATTAGTCATAATCTACTCTCTCTTTATCAATTTAATGTAGACATTATACATGTTTTTGAAACAGGAGTCAACAACAAGAGCGAAAATAAATGGATTATTTTTAGAATATTTTGGAATAACCTTATAACTTTTTCGTATATAGAACGAAAAAAATAGGGAGTGGTCCACACTGCTGTCAGTCGCATTCTTCGAAAGACCGACTCCCCTCTAAACTATTAACTGGCGAATCCGGTGCCGTCACACATGTAACAGTCCTCATCCCCGTAGTCATCGTATCCGTATCCCGAACACTCTGGACATGTCTCATCGAGATCTTCATCCGAATAGTCGAACATGTCTTCGGTGTTCTCCATCGTCATCAACTGAGGATTGAAAGTGACCATCTTGGTGGTCATCTCAACGATACGGTCGATCGCGATATGGAACAGATCATTCTCATATTTGCCTTGATACAGACGACCCGTAGTGTAGGGCAAGACGTACTCGAACAATTCTCTGTCGATCGCACTCTTCTCGCGTAGGAACTTTAGGGCACCAGACGTATTGTTACCCATACCGTTGTTGTAGAAGTCGTAACGAAGGCGACCTGCAGCACGGATCATTTCACCAGCGACAGTAGCGGCGTTACCTTCACGAGGAACCAACTCTTCCCAGATTCGATCAAAAGTAGCAGTCATTAGATCACCTCCACACGGTTATCAAAATCAGTCAATGACATTTCAAAAGGGACGTACATGATACGACCCACACGTTCCATATCGTGATTCACAGAACCTGTCTCAGAATCCTTAACAAAAACAGTGTATCCGTTACACATATGGACTTTACGGGGAAAGGTGTGGTGGGGTTTCGCCCAAATCTCACCTTTCTCAAGAACCTCACCTATGAGGTAAGAATCAGGACGATCGGGCATAGGTTGGAAGTCATATGCACGGATCATGTCTCCGACGTTCGCAGTGTTTTCAAATTTCAACATAATAAATCCTTAGTAGACGTAGGGTTCAACTGGGTGACCGGCGGCGAGTTGCATCGCAGTATAGACAAACATCCAAAGGATTGCTTGGCCGAAGATCACTTCAACATATCGCTGGGTAGTTGCGGGTTTCAGTTTGATCATTTGGTTTCTCTCTCTCATCTCAACTTACAGGGTAAGTATAACACGATTTGGAAACATGTGTCAACACTTTTTGAAAACTTTTTTATGGTAATTTTACCAATACGCCTTTGTTAACCAAACTTCCTTTTCGAAGGCCTCAATCTCCCAAGGTTGATTACGGTAGGGAATCATCACATCTTCAGGGATGCGGTCTCTTTTCCATCGATCCATATCGGCGTTCAATTCCTTGCGAATGAACTGTTTGACGTGGACCAGTTCGTGGGCGAGAGTCTGAGCGATCTCGGCCGCACTTTGGTTGGTGTTGATCTGCACTCCAATCACATCCTTCTCCTCGACGTGACAGAGACCCATCTCATTGATGTTCTTAGTGAAGTGAACAAACACACTAATGTCTCTTTTAAAAGATCGAGGCAATAAGTCGTTGATGACATTAATTGCAAACTCTTCGTATCTTTTCCGATTCTTAATTCGACCGTAAAATTCTAAAGTAATCAATTTTGATTATCTCCTCATAGACGCAAGGTCTTTCATTTGTTGTTCATCAATGACTGGAATAGCATTCGACTTGTGCATAGTACCGATACCCTTAACCAGAGTGCCAGTGTACTTCTGAGGTTCTTTCTTTTGGGTACAGTCTACATTGACATCTACAGACTTATACAC